GCTCCTTCGCCTTTTGCCCAACTTGCTCTTTCTCCGTTCTTAGTAGTTCTTATTACAGCATCTGCATCGCTATCGAAGTAATACTCGTAATTACCAGTAGTTAACTCACTATATGCTCCTGAGTATGCTGTTCTTTCTTCTACTTTATCTATTGCTGTTACTGGACTTTCACTCATAATTAGTACTTGAGTGTATAAATCTCGTACTGAAAAGGTCTCTACCTTATTAGTACTAAAGTAATCAATAAATGTTGTGCCACAATATTTTTTGACAAGATCACTAACTTGAGGGACAATAACACCAAGACGATCGTCGTCCTTCTCGCCTCTCATGCCTTCTGCGTCCTTATATTCGTAAACTGTTACTAAATCTGTCATAATCTTCTCAAAAAATATTGTAGTGGGGGCGAACCCCCACCACAAAATTGTTAACTATTAACTAGCTTTGTATTTGTAAGCCCACTTGGAAGTTGCGCCTGCGATTAAATCGTCAAACCCAATTCTTTGTGAAGCAACAAGTACTCTGCGCTGATTTGCCACTTCGTAATCTGACTCTAGAGTCACACCACGTAATCTTGGCATTACATAGTTTCTAGGATAAACTGCTATCGCTCCAAACCCGTTGGCTGCTTGTGCAGGGAACTCGTCACAAAGAAGAATCTTTGATCCAAATACCTGTCCAATTTCACCATTAAGTTTAGTAGCCATATCGCCTACTAGGTTAGCATCTTGGAACTCTGCGTCTTCCAATAGTTGGAAGTACACTGCTTGAGATACTATATAAACTACGTCGTTAGGATTAACTCCGTATTTACCCATATTTTTTCTCAAACTTAAGAGTTCTGCGGCTGTTACAGTATCGGTTGCAACGGCTGTAGTTGATTGTGTTTGATCACTATCAGCTGCTGCCATGGTTACTAGACCATCAAACGTTCCTGATGTATATACACCAGTTGAATGATTTCCTAATAGGAGTGCATTTTCAATACCTTTTGCGTGAGATCTTACGATTGACTCTCTGATCAACGGAAGAATAGGCATAATTGCATCTTCTTCTGTTTCATTTCCTAAGTATGATTGTGAAATCAATTTCTTAGTTGTGAGAGTTTTCTCTGCTAGATCAACACCACCGTATGGTGATCCATAAGTATCACCTGTTTGTGCTAAGTTACCGTGAGGGCTGGATCCTGTAGCTGTCTGGTTGCCTGTGAACTCTGCATAACCACTATCTGGAAGGATAGGAATTATCATGTTCGCTGCTGACATGGGGATTTCTCTAAATAGAGGAGCCAAAACTAATTCGTTTTGAATATCCCTTTCAACATTTGTAGACACAATTTGCTCGAAATCTGCAGATGAAACGCCAACACCACTATGTGCGTTAACTTTTTCCATTGTAGATTTAGCTAAATCTGTATCGTATCCACGACCAGTTGCTAGTCCGAGAACTTTAGCATCAACGACGTCATCAGCAAATGCTGTTTTCCAATCGCTTACGCCTCGTCTGTTCTCGAAGATTCGTTTAGATTCACGCATATTCATGATGTCTTCAGATCTCTCTTTCAACTCAGCTTGAAGTTCACGGACTACTTGTCCTAGATCTTCTTGCTTTTCATTTACGCGGGTCTCTATGTCCCTGACTAATGTTTCAGCACCGCTAGTAACTGCTCTTACTATGGTTTTCTGTTCCGTCTGTTTAGCTTCGTCTGCTGCTTTTTGTACGGCTTCTGCTTCCGCGGCTTGTTCAGCTGCTTCTACGTCTGCTTTCTCTTCAGCGGCTTTAAGCTCAGCCTGTTTCATTGCGTAAGAAGCTACAGCTTTTTCAGCTGCTTCTTTTGCAAATGCATCTAGGTCGAACTCAGGGCTAATTTCAGGAGTTTGCTTTTCTTCTGACATTTTAGTCTCCGTTTTGTCGGCTCTCGCCTCGCTTGACTGCTCAACTTCAGTCATTTCCTCAGTTGAGTTAGTCTTTATAAAGTCTTTCTTGAACTTATTGTACTCTTCCATTGTATCAAATGATTTAGATACAGAGAAGACTGCGTTTTGGTTACAAGGAACCGAAACTACAGACACTTCGAATAATTCAGCGTCCTTTATCTTATATCCGTCGGTTTCTGATATATAATCAGCGTCCTTGACTTTGAAACCAACAGAAAAAGCTCCAAGAACGCCATCTTTAATAAGATCTTTAATTTCGCCAGCGGACTTAGATATACGTGCTGTAATATCTAGGCCATTCTCACTGACATTTAATTCTTTTGCACGACCAATAGGTCGGTCATAGTTGTGATTGAATAAAAGGATTGGATTTTGTTTATAATTATCTAATCCACCTTTTGTCCAAGCACCTGGTTCAATAACATCTCCAGCTCTATCCATTGCGTTGGTACTGGCTGATCCTTTAATATCCAGTCCCCCATCATCAGCTTCGCCTAATGTTTTGAAAGAGTTTGCCCAATGAAAAATTTTCTCCATCGTTACTTCTCCTTTTTAGCCGACTTCTTCGCCTTCGGCGCAGCCTTTGGGGCTGGCGTGGGTTCAGGAGCAGGCGCTGGTGCAGTCATAGGGAACCTTGCTTTTGCAGCCGCTAATACCCTATTCCATGATCCAAATTTCCTGCGTAGTAAATAATCTCTTACAGGAACATCATTGCCTTCCGCTTTATACTCTGCCAGTGTCATCGTGTCAGCACCTTTGCTTTCGATGAACTCTGATAAAGCCTTTAGCATCATATTTTTTGTCATAATTCTTCCTCAATCGGTGAGTCCTCTGTCGGTCTCCCACCTTCCTCTGGATTTGCGGCTGAACCTGCAATATTTGCAGGAACTCTCGGTGTATCAAATCCGTCAATCTTCTCAAACCTAAGTGCCTCCCGTGCTTCGTTCGGCGTTAATATTCCTCCGTTAACAAGACTGCTATAATAGGCAGCTTCATCTCTTAACTCGGGTTGAAGTGCTGGAATATTCCTTACATTTTCATCTAGTTTAAAACCGAAGAACCTCTCGAAAGCATACCCAAATTTTCTAATAATTGGTAGTATGGTTTCTAAGTAATATAATCGGTGATTCGGACGAATGTTCGCATTGTTACCACCGTCTAATAAAATGGGCGGTATACCCATCGCTTCGAGGATTATCTTTTCATTTGAAGCAATTGCTTGCTGAAAATCTAAATCCTTAAAATTGACTTCTGTCAAATTTTCCACTTCTAATCCACCATCTAGGAATAACGGTCTACGACCTCCTGATTGTGGGTTATATCTAGCAACCCAAGCCTGTAACATTCTTTCTTTGATTTTCTCGGAAAGAGTGTTAGGGGACTTAAGTACTAAACCGGGCACTGCTCCATTTTTAAAGAAATTATCTTGGAATCGTCTCATACTTCCTAGTAACTGCATGGTTCTCCATGCTGGTTTGAGTCTAGGAACACCTCTATAAATAGAGTTGAAACTGTTTTCTTTGATATGTATTATCTCTTTAGGTGTATAATCAATACTGTGATCGTAAGTATACTTTCTAACGTAATCTACTTCATCAGTTTCGATTGTAACGTGCTCTGCCGGTAGATGATATAAATGTGCTCCGTCGAAATAAACAAAGATATTACCATCTAGTAGTAAATCGATAATTAAATTTCTTTTAAACGAATTTATATCCTGAAAGGGGTTAGGTTGTTTATTAAGTAGAATATCGACTTTAGATCGTCTAATATTCTTTATAATGTTAGTAACTCCCTGTACTGGCTCACCTATGTCAAACGGTATATCCGCAGCGTCGTCCACTATCATGTTAACTGCGCGGTTTACTACCTCTAATTGTTCATAAGCATTTCTATAGTTAGTTATGACTTCACGAGACCCAATATCAAAGCCTTCGTCACGGGCAATAAGATACTGAGAAGGGTTTTCCTTCTCCTCATCTACTACTGCCGTTCTTCCTATAAATCTGTCATACCATGCCATGTTTGTCTCTCTGTATTTCCACCCATCTAATTTGTTTCTTTGCTGTTACCAGTTTTGGTCGTTTACTGTAGATGGAGTGTAACCTCAAATGATGTTCGTGACATAGAGTAACAGCCTCATCATAAAGTTCTATTCTGTGTTCTGCAATAAATTGCTCTCGAAGGTTTAAAATGTCCTTTTCTTCTGTTACTTGGATTTGTTTCTTTTTCAACCAAGATTCTAACAACTCTGTTAATCCGTTGAAATGATGAAAATCTAAGTTCTCTGTTGCTCCACAGATGTAGCATTCCGTCCCTTTATTGTATTTAGACTTAGCCTTATCCCGAACATACTTTACAAGATCTCTCTTTAATGTCATAACTTTTACTACTCTTTAAATTATACTAAAATTTGGGACTAATGTCAAGAACTATTTTTGACTCGGTGGTTACTAGAATGTAGTGGCAGTTGTTTCGAACGAGTACAGCGCATACCGTAATGCATCAGCCATATGCGACGCGTAGTTATGCTTTGGTTTCTCTCTCAATAAATTCGGATTCGGATCCCACTGGTACTGATCTAAGGAGATCAGAGTTTCTTTACATTTTTGATCAACTATTAGTTTGTTGTTATCCACTATTCCCGCTACTTGCCCTATCCCGTCAAGGACGGATTTCTTTGCATTTATAGTACTAATATCGTAATTTTGCGCTAAATCGAATCGTGTTTGCTGTGCGGCTGAATCTATATAAATGTAATCAATGTCCCATTTATTGATCTTTTCTCTAATTTTTTCAGCATGTTCTTCTGTAGTTCTTTCAGAATTGAGATATTCATCTAGTAGATAATAAATCTCTTTTTCCCAATGATACCCTATTACACAGAAAGCCGTAGGGTCTTTAAATCCAACGTCCATTCCTGCAAAGATATCCATTTTGTTTGTTTCTAACTCTGAAAGGTCTTGTTGGCATTTCTCTAAATCAAATGCCCATACCTGCCCTTCGTAGGTATTAAAATCTGCCATGTATTCCTGATTAAATTCAGCTTCTGACATGGTCTTTCTAGCTTCTTCAATATCTATCTCTGAAATTCTAGGATTTTCATGATAGGTTGCTCTAACAGAAGCCCATTCAGGATACTCCTCACTATATCCTCTATAGTAAAATTCTGAAAACCAATTATTCCTTCCCCGAGGAGTAGAAATAAACAGTGCTTTTGAATTTTCTTTATCTAGTGTAGGACGAAGTGCTATATTGAAGGCATCTCTGCCGTCTACTAGTGCAGCCTCGTCAAAAATGATTAAATCATAGGATCGACCTACCGTGGAGTCAACTTGATTTATTGATCCCATACGAATTGTAGAATGATTGGATAGTTCGATTACTTTGTCCTTAGCGTTATCTCTGATAACTTCTAAATCAAAGTGTTTGATAAGATTCCTCTGTAAATCAAAGGAAATTTGTGATAATGAGTAGTTAGGTGACATAAGTAGCACGTTACACCCAGGTACTAAACAAACTAATTGTCCAATTACATTGGCAATATATGTTTTTCCTTGTCTACGAGCTACTGCGGCAGAAATAAACCTGTATTTAGGATTATTTATTGAGTTAATAATAGCCATCTGAGTGCTATTAGGTTCAATCCCTAGTAAATCCATATACCCATCAATGGGGAGTTTAATAAACCTTTCTTCTCCAAAGTCCATTAAATCACTCTTTTCTATGTCTTTTCTACTTATCTCTAGCATTAGTGGATCGTCTCTTTTGTAAAGAAACTTTCCACGCCTTCGAGTAGGTTATGTTCCTCTACTACATTATAAAGAAATAAATAAGCGAGAGCTAGATTTTTCATATCAACCTCTCTTTCATTGAGTTCACGTTTACGCTCCTTCATATGAATTGCTGCTAAGAACGTTGAAGCACTGACCACATTTTCATTAAGCCATAGCTCTCTGCCGTCCTTTTCATGTGCTTTATCGCTTTCAAACATTTATTTCTCTATTAAGTTATACTCTAGTGTTAACTGGTGAAAGCAGTACTGCAGCGTTTGCTGCATATATAGCCCAAGTAGGTTCTTTTTTAAGTATTAACCTTTCTCCGCCAGCTACTGTAATGTTTCCAACTACTGTGCCACTTGCTGCTGTTACTATTGTTACTGCATATGCTGTGGTACTGTTATTAAATACAGACACCTCAGATGCACTTTCAACTGTTGAAGCTGTGCCAGTACCTGTTGGGGCGGCACCCGTTGTGCCTTCTACTTTAAATCTCATTGATTTCTCCTACGCTTTGCGCGTCTTTTCCCTTGTCGCCATTTAATCGCACGAAGTCGACGTTTAGCCGCTTTCTTGCTTTTAGACGTTCCAGAAGTATTTTTTATTTTCCACCCTTCTTTAACTTTAACAATTGGCATACTATTCTCCTAGTATCCTTTCTAACGTATTGCCTCTTAAATAGGAAGGAAGAGCCGATAGCTCTTTAACTTTTCGAAGGTTCTCTAACTTACATCTCTGTTTCAAGATTAGTACTGCCGTTGCCTTCTCAATCGCCAGTATCATTGGTGGTAAAGTGAGTTTTTCTTCTAACTTTCTTTTTTCAGCTGGCAGCGTCATAATAGCTACCTCCTGTATTGTTAAGCTTCTGCTTTATAGCAAGTCCAAGCTCCATAGCCTAAACCTACAAAAGCCGCTACTTTTGCTAGTCCGCCAAAACAAATTACCATCACACACATAGCAATAATTACTGCTCCGTCCCATGATGTTCTTTCACTTACTCTGGCTTTTACCCACGCCATACATTTTTTTACCATATCCATAATTTTCTCCCAAAGAATCTTACTTCTTTTCTTTTGCTGGCTTAAAGGTGTCAATTTCTTTACCTTTTCGCTCAGCTGCAATGAATTTATCCTTTATATCGACTTTACCATCAAAATTTAGGTCTTTACCCTTTATAATGTTTTTAAGCCGTTTGAATAAATTCATTTATCTCATCACAAGAACAGGTACCGCTTTAACATCAGCGCTACTTGCATAGAACTTGTGATAAGTTCTTCTTTTATGGAGCATAATATCTGCTCCCGCTCTTAGAGTCATCATTCCGATTTGCACGCCAGCAGAGTTCAAATAATGTATGGTAGCATCTGCTGCTCCATAATTACTAAACCGCATGGTTAGTGTTTCATCGGGATTATTGTCAGTAAAGCCTGAGGCTGTTCCTGCAGAAGTAGGGCATGCTACTTCATCTCCCTGTAATTGTAATGTTCCGTACATTTCTGATCTCCATTGATCCTTGGACTATGACCATCTACCCGTCGGGCATCTGGCAGTCCGTATTTTTACCTTTATAGGCATAAAACACAAGCATTTTTTACAAACATATAGAGTGTAAAAAGGACATGTATTGCATATAGCTAATCTTACCTCTCCCGTCATCTTAG